TGCATTTTGTACACCCACTTCTATAATAGAGGATATAGGTGCGACTAAATCTGAAATGAATGATGAATTTGAAACGACTGCTACGGATATGTCGTTCTTGGATTTCACTGAAAGTAATCCGTTTGGAGATGTACAATAAATGTTAGGTTCTTATTTTTACCATGAACGCATCCGCAAAAGCGTTGCGATGTTTGGTTCTCTATTCAACAACATATATGTTCTTAGGAAAAGTTCTAGTGGTAGTACACTCGGAACTTTAAAAGTTCCTATTGCATATGCACCGAGAGATCAAGCATTAGTTCGCATAAGAGAAAATGCCGATCTTGATACTGATACTGGTGTTGGAATTAAACTACCTAGAATGTCATTTGAAATGCTTGCATTTACATACTCACCCGAACGACAACTACAAAAGATGGGTAAGATACAAAAAGCAGATACAGTTAACGTAAATGATGTGGTATCTAGACAAAAACTTTACAACTATGTACCGTATGTCATTTCTTTTCAATTGAATTTATATGTGAAAAGTCAAGACGATGGACTACAAATACTAGAACAGATTCTACCATATTTTACACCGCAGTATAGTTTAACGATAAAACCTTTTTCTAATTACGCAGACATTAAAGAAGATGTTCCGATAACACTTCAAGGTGTTGCGTATTCAGATACATATGAAGGTGCTGTCGGAGATAGACGAGTTATAAACTATCAACTTGATTTTGAAATGCAAGCAAACTTCTATGGCCCTATAAATACTGGTAAAATTATCCGTGATATTGAAACCAATCAATATCTAATGGAAGCAGGTTCTGGAGACTCAGATGCATGGGTTTCAAAAATAAATATCCTACCCAATCCTCTCGGTGCTTCTGCCGATAGTGATTATGGATTCACTACAACCATTACAAATACGGTGGATAGTGCATAACAAGTGAGAAATATAATGAGTGATTCTGATCAAATTAAAACTGACTACGACCATTCTAGAGACACATACTATGACTTAATACAGAAAGGTCAAGAGTCTTTAGATCTGATGATGCAATTTGCTCGTGAGAGTGAACATCCTCGTGCGTTTGAAGTCCTATCTGGAATGATCAAAAACGTCTCTGACGTGACAGACAGATTGATGGATTTACAGAAAAAAACCAAAGACATCAACAAAGATGAAAAAGAAGTCAGTGGAACAACAAACCAAAACTTGTTTGTGGGTTCAACAACTGACTTGCAAAGACTACTTCAAGAACAAGATAAAAATGAACTGGTGGATGTAACTCCTAACGATGAATCAAAGTAATACCTACTTAGGTAATCCCAACGTAAAACGTGACGGTGTATTAGAAGATTGGACTGAAGAAACTCTTCTTGAATACCGAAAGTGTATGAAAAACCCTTCATACTTTGCAAAGAAGTATTGTAAAGTGATATCACTCGACGAGGGGTTAATACCGTTTAGTCTTTATCCATATCAAGAAAAGATGTTTAAACACTTTGACGAAAATCGTTTCAGTGTGGTACTTGCGTGTAGGCAGTCGGGTAAATCTATATCCTCTGTTGCATACCTTCTATGGTATTCTCTGTTTCACACCGAGAAGATCATAGCAATCCTTGCAAACAAAGGTGCGATTGCGAGAGAGATGCTTGGACGTGTTTCTCTTATGTTAGAGAATCTACCATTCTTCCTTCAACCTGGTTGTAAAGCATTGAACAAAGGTTCTATCGAGTTCTCTAACAACTCTCGGATCATTGCAGCTGCAACATCAGGTTCATCCATTCGTGGTATGTCTGTATCACTTCTATATCTCGACGAGTTTGCATTTGTAGAGAAAGCGGCAGAGTTCTATACATCTACATATCCAGTTATCTCATCAGGTAAGAATACCAAGGTTATTATTACTTCTACCGCAAACGGTATTGGTAATATGTACTACAAGATATGGGAAGGTGCAGTCCAGAACGTAAACGAGTTTAAACCGTTTAGAGTTGATTGGTGGGATGTTCCAAATAGAGATGATGAGTGGAAGAAACAAACAGTTGCTAACACGTCACAACTACAGTTTGACCAAGAGTTTGGTAATACATTCTTTGGTACAGGAGATACACTCATAGGTGCAGAAGCACTTATGGCAATGCGAATGGCAAATCCTCTGCGACATTTAGAAGGTGGTCAATGTCTTATATACGAAGATACCGAAAAGGATCACGACTATATTATGACAGTTGATGTAAGTAAAGGAAGAGGACAGGACTACTCTACGTTTAACGTGATCGACGTTAGCACAAGACCATTTAAACAGGTTGCTACTTATCGATGTAATACTATTTCACCTATTCTCTTCCCCAATATTATATATAAGTACGCAACTCTTTATAACCAAGCATATGTCATAATAGAGTCAAATGATCAGGGAACAATAGTATGTAATGGACTTTGGCATGACTTTGAGTATGAGAATATGCATACCGAGAGTACAGTAAAGGCAAATAGACTTGGAGTAGAGATGACCAGAAAGACCAAAAGACTGGGTTGTTCTGGTATAAAAGACCTATTAGAAAACACTAAACTTGACATCCACGACGAACAGACCATACTTGAGTGTTCTACTTTCGAAGCAAGAGGTCAATCATACGAAGCATCTGACGGAAATCATGACGATTTGATGATGAACTTAGTTATGTTTGGATACTTTATCAATACTGACAGGTTCAGAGATCTTACAGACATCAATATTAAAGATATGTTATATAAGAATCGGATTACTGAAATTGATAATGATATACCACCGTTCGGATTTGTGGATGATGGAGAGGATCATATCAAAACTTTGGAAGAAAGAGAGAGAAATACTCCGTGGGCAATAGAATATTTAGAGAATTTCTAGTTTATTCTTAAAATAAAACATCTTATAAATACTTTCATTAAGAAGTGAACATCCGTATTATGAATTCATATCATTTAACTCAATAAGGAACATAGAGTCATGGCATTATTTACTCCATCAGAGTCTCCTGCTATCGTAGTAAAAGAGGTAGACCTAACTGGTGTTGTGCCAAACGTACAAACAAGCACAGGTGCTATCGTAGGAGATTTTAACTGGGGGCCCGTTCAACAGGCAACCCTAGTCTCAAACGAAAGCGGACTTGTGTCTGTCTTTGGCGCACCCGACAGCGATAACACCGTGGATTTCCACAGTGCCGCTTATTTTCTACGTTATTCGAACTCACTGCAAGTGGTTCGTGAAGTAACAACAGCAGCGAAGAACGCATACGATGCGAATGCTTCCGCCGCCCCAACAATTAAAAATCGCGATGATTTTGATACGCAACTTGCCGCAAGAGCTGCAGACGATCATACATTTATCGCAAAATATCCAGGCGATCTAGGAAACAGTTTGCAAATTAAATATTTACACGCAGACTCCGCAGACGCAACAACTAAATTTGACGCAGACACTGCCGACGGTATAGTAATGCGTAATGGTTTTGATGCCGCACCAGGAACATCACCGTTCGCAACAGGTGTAGGTGCAACATCAGATGAACTCCATGTCATGGTTTTAGATCAAGATGGATTAATCACTGGCACAAAAGGTGAAGTCCTAGAAACCTTCCCATTCGTGTCAATTGCTAAAAACGCTAAAAACACAGATGGATCAAGTAATTTCGTAAGAGATGTGATCAACAATGCTTCTGCATACATCTGGATGGCAGGCAAAGGTGACACAGTTGCCTTTGGTAGTCGTAATGGTGTTGGTGCGACAGTATTTCAAGATGCTGTTGATGGATTGGAAATGGGTTCTAATAGAGGAATTCAATCAATATCACTAGCAGGTGGTGTAAACTCAGGAACACTAACTCCAACCCAATTTGCAACTGGACACGATAAGTTCGAAGATGTAGACACCATAGAGGTCGATATGTTAATCGCACCTGGTATGACATCCGCTGGTGATCACGTTACAGTAGTTAATGATCTTGTCGCGACTGCACAAGGAATAAGAAAAGACTGTGTTGTAGTAGCATCACCATCAAGAGCAGACATTGTAGGTCAAACTGCTCAAAATGTAAATGCGATCACACGTGCTAACTTATACACAAACAGTTCTTATCTATTCTGTGATAATAACTATTTAAAAGTGTATGATAAGTATAATGATCAGTATATCCAAATTCCTGCAGCTTCTTCAACCGCTGGTCTTATGGCAGCTACAGATGCAGTCGCTGCACCTTGGTTCAGTCCTGCCGGCCCTAGAAGAGGACAATATTTGGGAATTACTGCACTAAATTATTCACCAACTAAAGCAGAAAGAGATAGTCTTTATAAGGCAGGGGTTAACCCAATCTCAAACATACCTGGACAAGGTGTGCTTCTGTTTGGTGACAAAACCAAACTTGCTAGACCAAGTGCCTTTGATCGAATTAACGTTCGAAGATTATTCCTCGGTATAGAAAGGGCAATTGCAATTGCCGCCCGTAACGTTATGTTCGAATTCAATGATGAGTTTACTCGTGCTGAGTTTACAAACATTGTCGAACCATTCCTTAGAGAAATCCAAGGACGTCGCGGTATCACCGACTTCCGTGTAGTTTGTGACGATACAAACAACACTGCGGCAGTTATAGATAGAAACGAATTCATTGCAAATATCTTCATCAAACCAGCACGTTCAATTAACTTCGTCACACTTAATTTTGTGGCAGTTAGAACAGGTGTTGACTTTGAAGAAGTTGTTGGCACTGTTTGATCTGTAGCATAGGAGAATAGACAAATGGCAGTCCTCAATATCGACGACTTCAAAGCAAAGTTAAAAGGTGGTGGAGCAAGACCAAATCTTTTTAAAGTAACTATTAACTTTCCCACATATGCACTGGGTGATGTAGAGATAACATCATTTATGTGTAAAGCGGCACAACTACCTGGTTCAATAATGGGAATCGTCGAAGTCCCATTCAGAGGTAGAATATTAAAAATCGCTGGTGACCGAACATTCGAAACATGGTCACCAACAATCCTTAACGATACAGACTTCGTTGTCA